GGTCCCGGCCGAGATCTTCTGACCGATGATGAGTGCGCGGTAGGCGAGGAGCGCAGGGCCCTGCTGCGCCCGGCTCGGGTCGAACTCGACCGCGACGAAGGGGATCCGGAGGTTCGAGGGGATCGTCATGGCCTACTCCTTGACCTTGGGGCTGATCTTCAGGACCGGCGAGGGAGCGGCCTGCACCTCGACGACGTCGCCGTCGATGAGCCGCCGCGCCCAGTAGGTGTCCGTCGCCGAGACCTCGACGCCGGTCTCGGGGATGTGGAGCTTCGAGTTGGGGTCCCGGACCTTGATCCCGGGGGCGGGCTTGATGAACATGCTCGGCTCCTACGTCGTGGGGATGGGGATCTCGTCGACGGCTCGGTCGCCCGGTGCCTGCTGGCCGCCGAGGCTGGTTTCGGTGTGGACCTTCGTCAGGTCGTCGAGCGTGGCCGCCGTAGCGGTCGTCTCGTAGAGGACGGCGTAGGCCATGAGGGCTCGGCCGACCGGCTTGGCACCGGTCACATCGATCCCGATCTGGGTGCTCGCCAGCATCGAGTCGACGCAGGACGACCCGAAGAACGGGTCTGCTTCGAGCGCGTCCTCGACCTCGAGCGCGAGAGCGTCGATCACGTCATCGACGTCCTCGGAGTTCTCGACCACCAGCTCGACGGCCACCTGGAGAGGGCGGCTGAGCCGCCGCGGCGAGCTCTGCCGGCTGTCCTGGTCGACGGTCTCCTCGAGGGTGTAGACGCAAATTGCCGGCAGCTCGCAGCGCTTCAGGGGGATCTCGCGCGACTTGAAGACGCGGTCTTCCGCGGACGTCCGCCCCTTCAGCTGGGCGACGACTGCCTCGCGGATGACCTGCCTCTGATGCGCCATCGGGTCACGCCTCGTTCAGGAAGAGCAGCACCGACCCCATCCCGTCCTTCTTCGCCTCTCGCACCGTGTAGGGGGTCCCGTTCACGGTGACGATCGCCCCGGCGTCCAGGTCGGGATCGATCGGGAGGTCCGCCAGCTTCAGCCAGACGACGGGGCCGGAGGTCGAGACCCCCGGCGTACCCGCGTCCACCCTGACGTAGACGGCCTCGAAGAGGCCCGTCACGTCCACCGGGGCGCCGATGCTGGGCGCGTACCGGATGACAGCGCCGCCCAGGTGCTGCCGGGCGGCGCTGTCGGCCGCCGCGAGTGCCGCGGCGAACGTCATGGCGGTTAGGCCGGATCCATCGCGTAGGTCAGGATGACGTCGATGTCCGTCGCCACGGTGTAGTCGGTGCCGGTCTTACCGATCGTGACCGCGGTGTTCGCGTCGTTCGCGGTGAAGGATGCCCCGTCGGCGAGCACGGCGCCGCCGGTCTCGCCGGAGTGGACGACGGCGCTCCGGGTGAGCTGCGCCGTGGCGTAGGCCACGAGCTTCCGGCTGCTCGTCGTGAGCGTGCCGAGGATGTCCACCGTGGTGCCGGTCGTCGCGTTGCCGCCGATCGCGATGGCGACGCAGTCGATCATCCGGTACTTGACGGCGGCCAGCGCGGCGAGGATCGTCGCGCCCGCGTTCACCTGGGCGATCGTGAAGCGCTTGCGGACGGTGAACAGGCCGCCGCCCGTCGGGGCGTTCGTGGTGAGCCGCACCGTCCCGGTCGTGTCACCGGCGCCGCCGGCGACCGCCGCGACCGCCACGCCGACGAGCGGGCCAGTGGTCGGGTCCGAGTCGAACTTCGCGGTCGAGGTGTTCCAGTAGATGTTCTGGCCCTCGCTCCACGCCTGGGAGGCGGTCTTCGTGTAGGCGTGGACGCCGACCACGTCGGCGTCGAAGGCCACCGTCTGCGCGGCGGTGGTCCTCGGGATGACGAGGAGCGAGCCGATGAGGAGTGGCACGCCCGCCGTGACGCCGCCCGTGGGGGCGGTGAGGGTGAGGACGTCGCCCTGCTGCAGGAAGGTTCCGGACATGATCGTATTCTCCGTTCGGGTGAGCGCCTACTGGCCGGCGCAGGTGACGGCGCCGCGGTAGCCGAGGACCGCCACGCCGTAGTCGAGGACCACCCGCATCTGGAGGCCGTCGACCTCGAAGGACTCGCGCGACTCGATCCGCGGGGCCTCCTGTCCGTCGAGGAACCCGACCGCGAAGACGGGGAGGATGCTCGGGTCCGCGAGGCCGTAGTGCCGGACCGCGCTGAGGGCCGACAGGTACGGCGAGTCGATGATGCCGCCCGGGAAGAGCCCCTGCACCTTGTTGGCGACTCCGGAGCTCTTGTTGTCGGTCGGGTCGGCGGAGCTGGAGTTGAACACCTTCGCCGTGCCGCCGAGCTCGACCGGGACGAGCAGGATGCTCGGCCGGGCCGCGAGGAAGGCGTTCGAGGAGGTGTCCTTCTGCAGCGCCATCTTGGAGCGGATGCTGTCGAGCGTCGCGACGCTCATCGCGCCCGTGGTGCCGATGTTCCCGTGCGCCGCGTCGAAGAGCGCCGTGCCGTCCGGAGCGTTGACGCCGAGCCCGCTCGAGAAGAGCCCCCACGCGTCCGACTCGACGGTGAGAGCCGCCGCCTCGCCGAGGCCGGCGCCGAGATCCCGGAACACGCCGAGGTCGTCGTTGACGATCGCGCGCCGCGTGATCCCGATGATGTTGCCCTTGGTGGCCGGGGTCAGCGTTGCCTTGCCGCCGTCGGGAATGTTCTTGTGCTTGATCTCGCCCGCCTCGCCGACCGAGTCGAGCTTCCCGAAGGAGCCCGGCCGGTAGAACGTGGTCGTGCGGAAGTCCTGGACGCTCTTCCGGGCGCACCAGAGGGGCCACGAGACGGGGATCGTCGCGTAGCGGCCGAGGAAGACCCGGTTCACGGCCGACTCGAGAAGCACCGTGAAATCGCTCGTCGTGTTCATGCCGGCGTCGCGGTACTGGAGCGCCCGCTTCACCAGCGCCTCGCCGTGGAGCCCCTTGGTCGAGACGCCGCGCATCTCGAGGGCGGAGCGCGCGAGGTCCACGAGCCGCATGCCGCGGAACTCGCCGGCGTCGGTCTCCGCGTCCTTCAGGTAGGGCGCGATGCGCTTCACGGTCTTCGCCGCGAGGATCGTCTCCGTGTGGCCAGCCCGCTCGATGATGCTCGCGGTCGCGCCGCGGATGAACTTGTCCCGGCGGTCCTCGCCGGCCCCGATGCGCACGTGGCCGTCGGTCGCGAACGCGTCGGACCCGCGGACCAGGTGATCGAGCACGACCTTGCGGACCTGGTCGACGCTGGCGTTCTGCTTGATCAGGTCGTCGGCCAGGGCCTCGCCGACGCCGTCCGGCAGGTTGGCGTTGCGGACGATGCCGCGGATGTCGGCGACGCGCATCCGCTCGGCGGCGAGCGCCTCTTCGACGGCGCGCTGGGTGTGCTCGGCGTTCGTCTTGGCGCCGTCGATGCGCGCGAGCGCCGCGGCTCGGACCGACGCCTCGACGGAGTTGGGCTCCGCGGCCTGGCCCGGCGCGGACTGGGTGCCGTTCTTCTCTTCCATGGGGGACTCCTTGTTCTGGGAAACGATCTGGCAAGGGTTGGGCTCGCGGGCCTCGGCACTCCTGAAGCCGGCGCCGTCGTCCTCGCCCGCGGGGACGACGGAGATCTCGAAAGGCTCCCAGTCGGTCGCGCGTCGGACCGGGAGCTTGCCTTCGCCGGTGCCGGCCTCCTCGAGTCGGTAGACCCGGTAGCCGACGGAGACGTTCTGGAGGATGCCGTCCTTCACCTTCTCGTAGACGGCGTCCGCGGTGGCATCGACCCCGGCCTTCGCGAAACGGACCGTCGCCACGCCGCGGCCGTTCTCGATCCTGGCCGACTCCACGACGCCGAGGACCGAGTTGGACCCGGCCCCCATCATCCCGGAGTGGTTGTCGAGGAGCGGCGCACCATTGTTGAGGCGCTTCATGCGGACGTGCTTGGGGTCGAGGGAGAGTTCCTCGAGGTACGGCTCGAAGAAGCCGCGGCGCACGCGGGAGCCGGTCGTCCAGACGAGCTCCACGGTGCGGCTGTCGTCCTTCACGCTCTTCGGCACGAAGGCGCCGCGGAGCGACAGAGCGGGCATGTCCCGCGTCACGATCCCGTCATCGGTGGTCGGCTGTGCCATCGATTCCCGAGTGGCACCGCAATACCCAAACCGTCAAGCCTGCGGCGAATCAGGCAGCGGCGGGGGCGTCTTCGGACGAAGGATCCTCTGACGGATCCTTCTCCGCGCCGTCCCCGGCCTCGTCGACCGCTGCGGGCGCCGTCTCGCTCTTGCCGCCGGCGCGCATCTGCGTCAGCCCGGCCTGGCTCACCGCCCGAACGTCCATGTCGAGCTTGATCTTGAGCCGGTCCAGCGTCGCCATGTCCGCGGCGTACTCAGCGAGGTGCGTCGCGGGGTCGAGCCCCATCTCCCGGAGCACCATCGACAGGGTCTTCTGACCGGAGCGCATCATCAGCAGGTTCGCCCGAGCCTCGCGGTCCGGCTCGATGAGCTGCATCGGCTGCGGCGTCCACTCCGCCCCCGGCCGCACCACCTCGGAGCCGAAGAGCCCCGCGACCGCCGCGGCCCGCATGAACCAGGCCCAGACCGGGTCGCACAACTGGGGGATCAGTATGTTCCATTGCCAGTCGTAGACATTCCCCCAGTGCGCGAGCCGCGACATGCGCGCGCTGGAGAAGTTGACCTGGCTGTAGTCCCCGGTGAGGTCCTCGTAGGTGACGCCCATGGCCGCGGCGATAGCCCGGAGCGTCCGCACGCTGAACCCGTCGTCGGTCGTCATCGGCGGATTGCCGAACGTGATCTCCTCGCCTGGCGGGAGGCTCTTCACCATGCCGGGCTCGAGGGTATCGACCGGCGGGGCCCCTGGACTCGAAGCCGCTTCGGGCGGCTGCGGGAGCCCGATCGGCGTTCCCTCGCCGGTGGTGTCCGTGCGGAACGCTGCGAAGCAGGCGGCGATCTTCTGCTTCATGATCTGCGCGTCCTCGAACTCGTCGAAGTCGCGCAGCTTCACGATCGCGGCGGCGAGCCACGACGGGCCGCGCACCTGCCCGGCGCGCTCCTGGTCGTAGATGTGGAGGATGTCCGAGGCCGGGACCCGCTTGCTCGCGCCCGCCGAGAAGCTGGATCCGGGGTGATGCGAGAAGAGCCAGTAGGCGACTCGCCGTCCGATCGCGTCATGCTCGATGCCCTGGATGATGGGGCCGCCCTCCTGTCCGACCCGGCCGTCCTGAGTCGAGTCGAGGAAGTCCGGCTCGAGCACCTGGAGCTGGAACGGCACCACGTACCCGTCCTCGAGGCGCCGCCATCTCGGACGCACGAGCGCCTCACCCGACTCGACCGCCGCCCGCATCACCAGCTTCTGGAGCCCGTAGAACGTCAGCCGCCCATCGGCGTCGCACTGGGTCGTCCCGGCCCAGGTCTTCCACGCCGCAGAGACCTCGGCCGGCACTGGCGACGCCGGCTTCGCGACGATCCCGCACCCCACGGTGTTCCGGGTGATGACGCGCACCGCGTTGCGAGCCCACCCATTGTTGCGGACGAGATCCCGCGCGAGGTAGCGCAGCGACCCAAGGGAAGCGCCGGCAGCCGTGTTGGCGTCGGTCCCGCGCCGAGACCAGTTCTCGGTTCGCCGTCCCGTGCTGGCGGCATCGAAGTGGCGCAGGAGGAGCTGCGCCGCGGCGCGGGCGCGCAGCCGCTTCAGCGCCATCCCGGGCGCCACGGTCATCAGGGCACGCTCGAGGAGGGGCGCCTTGGGGGTATCCATGATCTAGAGCCCCTTTCGCGTGGCGAGCAGCGTGCAGGTGGAGCGACCGGCCGCGCGCGCTACGTCGGCCTGCATCTCGGCGAGCAACGACCTCATCTCGGCTAGGCTCTGGTAGGTGATCTGCCGCCGCGGGGGACCGTCGTAGACCACGGTCAGGATGCCGCTCGCGACGGCTGCCTTTAGGGTGTCGATCTCCAACTGGGTCCACGTCGCCATGCGATCACCTCCGGCGACCGAGCCAGCCGCCACCCTTCCCCATTCCACCGCCACGGCCTCCGAGCCAACCACCAGGACGAGGAGGCTCGCGTGTCGGGCTTTCCGTCGGACCGGACCGGGCCACCTGCGCCTCGGCATCCGGCTGACGCTCCGCGTGCTGGGCCGCTGGGCTGGGCGCTGGCAGCGCAGCTGCGGCGCGCATGCGATGCGCGGCCGAGATCTGGTCGAGCCGGCAGAGCACCGTCGCCGCGCGCGCGTAGACCCTGCAGTCGAGGACGTGGTTCTCCCGGCCCGGGATGACCTGCCACTCTAGATGCACGAAGCCGGTCCGCTTCGCGATCTTGACC